TGGCGGATGGTCACACCCGAGTTCACGAGAACGTCAGAAGTGACGTCGGTCCAGACTCCGGCGGTGAATTCGATGTCGACGGTGACGGGTTCGCGCGCCATCAGGACGCCCGGAGGTTGAGCCGCAGGCCCCTATTTTGGGCGTCGTTCAAGGCGTCGACAACGGTGCGGGCCAGCTGATCTTTTGACCCGACGTAGCTGCCGTGGACGTGGATGTGGACATCCCCACCTCCACCGGTGCCGACGTCGCGGCGCAACGGGAGGCCGGTGGGTCCGGCTTCGCCTATTGCACCGATACCGCCGCGGCGTAGTGGGATCACGGCCTCCGGCCCGGCTTCGCCTATCAGGGCCAGCGTCGGGCGGGTCACGATCCCACCGGCGGCGAGCATGGGAATGCGAAAGTCGACGTCGGTGCCGGGGACGTGGAACCCTTTCCCGCCCAGGATCCGATTCCATAGATCCCGTATCCAGTTGAATGCGGACTCGGCGGCGCCCTTGATCCCATCCCAGATGCCGGTGAAGAATCCCCTTATGGCGTCCGCAGCGGTCTGGAGTTTGTCGCGCACCCATACGACCTTTGACCAGACCGCGTTCCACACCCCGCGGACCGTGGACCACATGGCCTGGAACCCGAGCTTGACCTTGTCGATCACCCAGCGGATTACCGGCCACACCTTGTCGCGGAAGAACCCGATGAACCCTTGGATGACCTGCCAACTCATTCGGAACACGGCCGAAATGACACTCCACAGCCACCGGTAGTAAATGGCGACCTTGTCGATCACCCAACGGATTACCGGCCACACCCTGTCGCGGAAGAACCCGATGAACCCTTGGATGACCTGCCAGCTCATTCGGAACACGGCCGAGATGACACTCCACAGCCACCGGTAGTAAATGGCGACCTTGTCGATCACCCAACGAATAACCGGCCACACCCTGTCGCGGAAGAACCCGATGAACCCGGAGACGACAGCCCAAATTCCGCGGAACACGGCGGACACGATGCGCCACAGGAATTTGTAGTATTCGACGACGAATCCGATGATCCTCTTGAGGATCGGCCACGCGGTCGACTTGAACCATTCAACGACGGCCTGGATCGCCTTTTGAATACCCTGCCATGCGCCGTCGATGAACTTGCGGAACCAATCAAACTTCTTGTAGGCCAGCACAACCAGCGCGATTAGTCCGACGATCGCGAGGATGATGAGCACAATCGGATTGACGGCCATGACGGCGTTGAAAATGCCCATCACAACGGTCCACGCCTTGAATCCGGCGATGATCGGCACGAGGACCCCGGCGAGGACAACGACGATGTCCTTGTGCTCCTTCAACCAGCCGACGACCTTCGCCACTATGGGGACGACCTTCTCCGACATGAACGTGACCAGGCCGGTGATGGCGGGCATCAGGTGACGTCCGATCGTCACCTGGATACCTTTGATCGCTTCGCCCATGCGGCGCTTCTCGGCGGTGTTCTTCTTCACCGCGTCGGTGTCCTTGCCTGACAGGGTGGTGCCGAGCCGATCGGATTCCTCCATCAGCTCCTTCACGCCGGCCGCGCCCTTGGAAAGGAAGGGCAGCAGCGACGCACCGGACTTGCCGAACAGTTTCATAGCCGCGGATGTGCGCTGCGCACCGGCGGGCATCTTCGAGAACTTCTCAGCCGTCGCCGCGAGTAGGTCCTGCATCGGCAGCATGTCGCCGTTGGAGTCGCGAATAGTGATGCCCATGTCGGCGAAGGCCTGCGCGTTCTTGCCAAGATCCCCAGTGAACGCCTTACCTTGGGCGGCGGCCTCGGCCCTGTCGGCCGTGAACTTGCGCTGCTGATCTTTCGCAGCCACCAGATTCTTACTGAAGATGCCGAGCCCGACGGAGGCCAATTTCGTGTCGGTGCCGGTCATCGTGAAGGCGTGCGCCAGGCGGGACGCGTCCTCGGTGGAGCCGCCCATGTACCGCTGCAACGTGAGTGTCTGCTTACCCAGTGAGTCCAGCGCACCAATCGACTGCTTCGTGAAGTCAACCAGCTTCGACGCTGCGAACGCTGCCCCGATGCCGGTAGCAGTACCGGCGGCAGTCTTACCGACCTGCTTGAACGTCTTTGACGCGGAGACGTCTTTCCCGAACAGCTTGAACGTCATCGACTTAGTTGCCACGGTTCGCCTCCTTCTGCTGCTTGGTCCAGTCGTCGGCGGCGTGGGCAAACATCAGCCACACGTCTAGCGGGAGTTCCCACACGTTCAGCGGGGTGATGCCTGGCCAGACGTGGCAGACGGTGATCAGGCGGCTGTAGACGTGCTGCTCAATGTCGCCTATCCGTTGGACAGTGCGGGGTTTGCGCCCAGACCTGAATCCGGCCCGGGCATGGGAGGGTCCACCGCATCGTCGAGTCCGTCGTCAGGTTCGGCGATGAACTCCAACTCGTCTAGCGGGAAACTGCACGCCTCCTCGAACGTCAACCGCTCCCCGGCTTTGCGCCGCGCCAGCCACACGACGGCGCCGAACCCGATGAGTGTTTCCTCGGAGCGCATAGCCGTTTCGGGGTTGTCCTTGTCGACGTCGGCAAACGACTCCTTCAACTCGTCGACGGACAGCCCCGTCTGCCGCTTCAGTTCGATGATGTCGAACAGGGACAGTTTGCCGAGCTGGGCGGCGTCATATTCGGTGCCGGAAATCTTGATCTTCACGGGTGTCCTATCCGTTGGCGATGGAGTCGACGGCTCGGTCGAGGACGACCTTCACGGCTTTGGCGATCGCGGGCTCTTGCTTGGCGATGACGGACCCGAAATAGGGGCGGCCCTTCTGTGTGGTCCACACCGTTTCCCGCGTGGCGGTCTGCCATACGGGATGCCGCCACCCTTTCGGCTTGTCGTAGCTGCGTTTGAGCTGCTTCGACGCCGCACTCTTGCCTGTCGACGCGATGAACACGCCCACTTGGCGCGACGATTCGCTGGCCTTGATTTGCACCCGAATACCGGACGCCAAATTGGCGCGCAACCCGCGGGAGAACTCCACCGGCGCCGAGCCAGGCTCTTTGACGACCTCGGCACGGACGCTTTTCGCGGCGCCCTCTCCCGCTTTGCGCAGGTCTCTGCGCAGACCCGTATACAGCTTCTTGTCGAACACGCGCGCCAGGGTCAGCACCTCGTAGAACTGTTTAGCGTCGACGTCGAGGTCGACGGCGCGTTTGCCGACAGCAACCATCTAAAGTGCGCTGTCCGCAGTGCGCAGAACCAGCCACAGGGGTTGCGCTGCGGTCAGGTTGTCGAGGACGGTGAAATCGACCTGCTGCGTCACCAGTTCGGTGCCGTTCGTCTTCGGCAGTTCCCCGTCCAGCTTGAAGGCGGGGGTGACGATCTGGAACTGTGCGAACCCGGTCGACAGTGCCTCGCCTGAGGTAAACGTGAGGGTGGCGGCGAGTTCGGTGTCCGCCAGGTAGGCGTCGCCGATCGTCTGCGAGTCGTACTCGATCGTCATCGACCCGGTGACTTCGCGCAACCCATACGTCGGGTGCGCCATCTTCCCGGCGCCACCGTAGTTGAACCGGTCCGCGGTCAGCTTGTGGTCGACCTTCAAGTTGAAGTCGCGCACATTGGCGACCGCTGTGCCACCGGAGGCGAGCGCCGTAGTCGTCGGGGCGGTGACAGTACCGCCAAGGGTGATGGCGCCCTGAGCGAAGTGGAACAGGCTCGGGGTGGCCACATAGGACGGGGTGGCATACGCGGTGGCGGTCAACACCTCACGGAAGATGAACGACGGCTTCAATGTGACGATTTCGCCCTGCGGACAGTCCAGCTCGAACGACTCGACAACGCCACCGTTGAACGTGTACGGGTCCAATGTGCCGTCGATGCGCGGTACAGCTTTCTGCACAGTCAGCGACGGCGGGTTGGGTCCGGTCGCCAAGGTGAATAGCTGCTGGTAGGTGGTGCCGGCCACGAGGGTGGAGGCGCCCGCGCCCATACATGCGGCCAGCAGGGTGCCGAGCCCCTTCGATGTCATCTCCACCGTCATGTCGCCCTTGGCGGACGTTTGCGTGGTGACCCTACGCGCGGAGCGGGCCACCTTCGACCCGGCGCGGATGCCCTGGCCTTGTACCCGTTTCGGGTCCCACTCGAACGATTCGTCCACGAACTCTGCGAACCGGTCCACCACAACTGGGGTGCCGTACGTGCTTTCGGTCTTGTAGCCGATGGAGGCGTCCTGCAAGGTTCCGGTGGCCATTATCGGGACTCCTTCGGGGTGGGCGTGGCGACGGGCTGGAAGTTGTCGGGCTGGGCAAGCAACTGCTCGGCGGCCGACTTGGGTACGTCGGCCTCTTCACCGGCGGCCAATGTGCGCCCGAGCAGCGGGACGTCGAGGGCTCCCAGCGGGGACACGTTACGGATGCGGGGCATGGGCACTCCTTGCTAGATGCGGACATGGCAGGTGACGGTGGCGGTGATCTCGGAGACGCGGCCTTTGACGAGGATTTCGGGGTCGGCTGCTTCCACGAGCTCGTGGGAGGTGACCCGGGCCAGGCGGACAGTCCCGCCGAGGTCATACCCGGCGCCCTGTAGGTGATCCTCAAGCTCGGCGAGGAGCTCGTAGGCGCGTTCAGTGACGGGCTGCTGGGATTCGATCCCACCACCGCGGAAGCAGGACACGATCACGTCGACGTCGACGGTTTCCTCACGGCGGCGCTGCGGCGACATCGTGGCCAAGTCTTGGGTGGATCGGGCGTTGCCGACACACACAATGTCGTCCTCCTGGTCGGTGCCAGGCGGGCCGTACACGACCTGCACCGGCGCCGTGTAGAGGCTTTGCAGTTCGGCGAGGAGTGCGACTTTGACGCGGGGCGCGGTCGATCCCATCAGGCGATGCCGATGTCGATCGGATGCAGCATCCCGACGACGAAGTTGGGCACGGCATATCCGGCGACGTACACCGTGTCGGCGTCGCCACCACCGAACGCGGGCCGGTTCGTCTGCTGGGAGCGCTGCCACCAATGTCGGCACAGTTCCCGGGCGGCCATGCGCACATTGGGCGGGACCTCACCAGTGCCGACGGTGTAGGTGACGGTCAGGTTGCGCAGGCCGTCGGGGAGCTGGGCGCCGCGCGGGTAGGCCAGGAGTATCCCGGATTTGGCGTCGAGGCGGTACGTGTCCGGGTCGACGGTGGCCCCGTCATTGTCGACGCCTGTCACCTCGGAGATGTTGACGTCGGGTAGGAGGATCGCGGGCCGTCCACCGTCACAGACGTGGGTATGGACGTCCAGTAGGTAGGGGCGGTCTATGTCTTCGATGACGACGGTGGCCGCGGCCAGGTACAGGCGGAGCTCGTCGTCGTGGGTGGTGTTGTCGGCGGCCAAGTTGAGGACGTCGCGCAGGTCGGCGAGCGAGATGAGGAATCGCGGGTTGGCCGGGAACGCGTCGAACACGTCGGGGTAGGCCCCGGCGTTGGCGCCGGTCGCGACCCATCGGACACGGTGGCGTCCGGGTTGCGACACAGTGAATCCGCCGGTGTAGGTGCCGGTCGCCGTGTTGGACAGTGCGACGGTCGTCGTGGTGGTGTCGGGTTGCGTGACGGTGCAGGTCACGGCGGTGGCGTTGGCCAACACCCCGGCGGAGGTGCGGACGTGGCCGGTCAGTGTCGCTAC